GGCCAAGCGCGAGCAAAGTCGATGCCAGCCTGAGCTTGTCGTTCATTTGACGACGTACACCGGCGTCTCGCGACCGTGGCTTCTCTTGGTGCGCATGCAGCGTCGCTGACCGGTGTGCTGGATGCGACCTCTCTTTCTTGCTTCTTTAATCAGTGCTCCCCAGGCGTTATGGTGATGCGGTGGCTCCATGCCCTCGACCATTATCAGTTTCAATCTGATGTCTTCTGCGGTGCCGACAAAGCCGCGCATCAGTGACATCGTTTGCAATGCCCTGTCCTGCCAATCACCACCATTGAGCGTGACCTGCTCAAGCGCGCGGTCACGCGCCCGCTTTGCTTCGTCGCCGAACAGATCGCCCTGGTCATCACTCACGCTGCCGCCCTCCGCGCCGCATCCTCCAGTTCCTCAACCGTGACGCCGAGCTTGCGCGCCAGCACGTCGAGCACCTGATCCTTCGATCTTTGGAATGTTCTGTTGTTCGGCATCGCCGGCAGCGACTGCGACAGCGGCCGGAACTCGCGCACGACCTTGGTGCTGATGTCGACAGCGATCCGCACATAGTCCGGCGTCTTGCGTAAGTTGTTCACCAGCCGCACCAGTTCCGCGCTCGACTTCACGTCGAACTGGCGCACGGTGCAAAACTCGGTGAACGTCAGTGCCCACTTGCGCAGATGGTCGGGTGACGGGAAATCATCGATCTCCTGCTCGCGCAGATTTTTCCAGGCTTGATTGATGCAGGCAAAAAAATGCTTGTGACTGTTCCAGCTGCGGCTCTCGACCTCGACCAGCCGGTACGTCTCGCCGCTCTTAAAACTATCCGCCGCCACCTTGCGAAAATACGGCAGCGGCGTAAACGCCTCACCATCCCAACGCAACATCAACGGAACACGCATCACACGCTCGCGTTATTGCTGGGCCGGACGGGTACGAGCCAACCCAATCCCATCCGGCCCAGCCAGGAGACACGATATCGGGTGTTCGGCGCGTCCCCTGATTACGCAGCCAGCTGCAGCGGCCCGTACATCGCAGCAAGTTGCTGCAGCTGGTCGTCCACCTCTTGCAGAAACGTGACGGCTTCCCGTTCCATCATGCGGATGATGTTGTCGTCGCGCTGCACGCGATGCACATAGAGCTGCATGCGCGCCGGCAGGCGCGGCTCATAGCTGACGAAGTCGCACCACTGGCGACCCGTGCATGCTATCTGCCACATCATCTGCGCCAGATAGGCCGCATTGATTGTCTCTGCGAGCAGCGTCTCGATGTGCGTGTGCACGGCTGGGCATTTGATCTCGACCAGACCGTGGTCGCCGACCAATCCATCCGGGCTGCAGCCGGACATGGCGACGGTGGGGTGATCGATGAAGCCAACCTGAACGACCTCGGCGTCGCAATGAAACTCATAGGCATCACGCGCTTCCGGTTCCAGTTCAGACCCGCGCCGCATGTCGTCGCTCTGGTAGCGCTTGAACAGCATGCCGGTCAGCCGCTCGCTGACAAGCTCACCAATGTAGCGGGCGCGCGATGCGCCCCAGCCATTGCGCGTGCGCGCCATGGCGTCAGCGAACTTCGACGCGCTGAGCTTACCCACCTTGGCCTTGCGCCACGCATCGGTGTTCTGCAGCATCAGCATCTAGGATGCCTTCTGGTGATCGAGCTTGTATTTCTGCAGATCATCGAGCGCGTTCTGCAGCTGCTCTTTTGGCAGGTGCGCCAGGGCGTCGACCCGCCAGCGTTTCTTGAACCGTTCGACCGTGGTGCCGGCATCCTCGATCTGCTTCTGCAGCTCCGCTGCCTCGCCTGCAGTGATCGGTGCGTAGCTGATCATGCTGGCATCGTCATCCTCGGCCGATGCCAGACCGAGCGCGCCGAGCAATGCGTAGCGCTGCAGGTAGGTCAGCGCTGATCCCAGCTGCTGATAGGAGTTCATGTGCATGCTGCTGTCGCGGCCGGCGCGCAGCGGCTTGCTCTGGATGGTATGGCCGTTGCTGTGGCCGATGATGACGCTGACGCTGATCGGCTCATTCGGTTCCGATGTCTGCTCGAACCGGTGCCACAGGCCGTGCTTGGCCAGGATCGGCGTGATGGTGCCGACGATCTCGCCCAGGTCCGCGTGCTTGTAGCTGGTCTTGCGCCCGCCCTGCTTGGCCTCGAACTCGACGGTGCGGTTTTTCTCCAGCACCGGCAGCTCGGCTTTGGCGGCGGCAAACGCAGTGTTGAACTGCCGTTCCTTCTCGTCGTTCTCCCAGCGCTTTTGCATGTCCAAGAACTGCTGCAGGACCTCGGTGCTGGCCTTGTTCTGCATGGCTTGATGCAGCAGCATCAGCGGCGTGATGGGCTCCAGCGGCAGCGTCGGCAGAGGGTTATCAACCTGGGCGCCCGGCGTGATGATTTCCTCATTCATCCGGCTGCTCCCTCGGCGCAAACTTGCGCGCGATCTTCTCAGCTTGCACGTCAGGCTCGCGCAATTCCTCTTCAACCTTAGAGATGATCTCTTGCGCCTGTTTGGGCACGACATCGTCGCCGGCATCGAGCGCACAATCGTTGGCGCGCGTGGCGCAATCAACGATGTGCTGCAGGTGCGTCTTGACCTCGACGCTGTAGCGTCGGTAGCGCTCCAGATCGTAACGCTGATCAGCCAGCTGCTGCTCCAGATCAGCGCAGCGGTGGTGCGCAACACGCAGATGTTCACGCAAGTTTGCGTTTTCGATCTTCAGTCGCTCAGCGGTTTCTTTGAAGTCGCCAAGGAAGGCAAGTGCTTGCGCCGTGCGCTCCAGCTGTTCATGCGACATAAGGGCCGGTGGCGGGCGTTGCGGTATGGGAACTGTTGCCGGTTCCTGTCGCTCAGGTTTGCGCTTGCCGGCAAACTGCTCGACTAAATTCATCCCGACCTCCACGCATTCGGTGTGCCGATGCATAGTCGTCGCGAAAAAATTTTCGACGGTCAAATTTTCTGCTTTCCGCAGCACCCATAGTTTTTGGGCAGAAACAGAAAAAGTGTATTCATAAAACCTTTATATAGTCGACATAAACCCCGGTTTTGCTTTGTCCGTTTTTGCGCCACCTATTGGGGACCGATACCACCGCCGGCAAAATGTCGTTTTCCGCACATTGGTGATAACGCGTTCGTGCGTCTTATGTTTTTCTGACAAGCCAGAAAGCCCGGAGCAAATGTCATCGACTTGACACAGCACCGGCTGGTGCCGTTTTAATCAAGCGTTCGGCAACCACTGCATATCACTCGAAACAAACGCGCTGCGCATCGGGCCGCGGCGCGATGGGAGAAGCTCTGTATGCACAGCAACGGGAACAAGAACATGGGCGCACCGAGAAAAGGAAAACCCTGTGAGCCAGCCGCGCAGATCGTGCGCAAGTTCGGCGGCGAACAGGCCATCACCAAGCCGCTCGGGTTGAATCAGAGTGCAGCCTATCGCTGGCAGACGCCGCGCGAGCGCGGTGGAACCGGCGGCATCATCCCGCCGATCCATTGGGACCGGCTGCTGGCCAGCGCCAAGCGCCGCAAGATCAAGCTTGAGCGAGGTGACTTCAGCGCACGAGGTTAGCCATGGGTGAGGTGTGGCCGGATGCCCAGGTCGCGCGGCTGCGCGAACTCTTAAGCAAATCAAAGACCGGATACTTCACGTCGGCTAGAACCTTAGCACTTGATCTCAACAAAGAATTTGGCACCACGCTTACTCGCAACTCGGTGATCGGCAAGGTCACCCGGCTCGGTCTGCAGCTGCCGAACAAGCCGCACCCGCCCAAGCCGCCCGGCTATCGCCACGCACCGACGGTGCGCCGCAAGTCACCGCCAAAGCCGCTACCGAAACCGCAGCCGGCGCGCGACGTGGTGCAGTGCGCGCTCGTTCAATTGACCGAGGAAACCTGCCGCTGGCCTATCGGCAACCCACAAGATCGTGGGTTCGGATTTTGCGGCGACCCGGTATCTGCCGGCTGCTACTGCGCGCGACACGACGCGCTGGCGTTTGATCGCGGCAAGCGACGCACCGGCCTGAACGTGCGGAGTTGGCGACGATGAGCGGCAAACCGTGGTGGCGAGCGTACGCCGAAGCAGCACACGATCCGAAGTTGTTATCGCTCAGTTTTCCCGACCGCTGGCACTGGTTCGAATTGCTGTGTCTTGCCTGTTCCAACGGCGGCCAAATTGTCACGGCGCAGTCACCGTGGCGTTCGCTGCGGCAGCGCCGTGACCGTTTCGTGGAGACACTAAACCGTCTCCAGCGTCACGGGCTGATCGATGAAATTTCACCCGGCGTGTTTGCTCCACATAATTGGAATGGCAGGCAATTTGTCAGCGATCATTCAACCGAGCGGACGCGAAGATACCGCCAAAGGGAACGTCACAGTGACGTTCTCGGGAACGGACCAGAGCAGAGCAGAACA